ACTTTGGTGGTCACAAGGTTTGTGACCGGACCAGAGCTATCGCGCTTTACAATCAGCTTATCACCAACCTCAACCTTTACTTGGTTCTCACCCTCCAGTCGAATCCAAACAGAGCCATCTAGATTATCACGGTAAAATACCCTACCGTAGATAGTCTCATAATTCCCCTTTGATGGTTTAAGCGCCCATTTGTAACGAGTAGCCCAAGACGGCGGCTTCATTGAAGGTGGAATAGTAACCCTTATACTGTTTGCCGTTATGCTATTCTCTGGCTTAACAAAGACCGTGTTATTCTTACTAGTCAATGCCGTAGTTGCCCTGTTGTAGTCATCCATATAGATGACAGCAACGTCATAATCCCTGTTACTATGAAGGCTACGCTTATCGTCCACAAGTGTGGAGGTTGCACTAGCAGAGACTACTTCAAAATACTCATAGCCATCAGTGCTACCAGACCCATTATCGTACTGAACAGCATTAACAGTGATTTTTACTTCACTAGCAGTACTTCCAAACTCTATCTTAAACCCTTGGTCCAATGCAGTTCTACCACTACTAGCCACAGTAAATCCAGATACTGGGTCTACAGCGCAATGAAACGCATCAACCAAAGAGAACCCATCAGAACAACTAGATGGTGCTTCAAAATATGCAGCAAAAGTTCCAACTTTCCGCTGAAATTCATCACTAAATACAAGGTCAGCAATGTCCGTATAATCTCTTGGGAACGTAAAAATCATCTCTAACGAGAAGTCCTCCTGCTGTTCAGGGGGACCCCAAGCACCGGTCAAACCACCAGAAAAACCACTGTGCGACAGGTTTATCTGTATTGCAAGAGTAACACCCTCGTTGAGTGGAAGACCATCAAAATCTACAGTAAATGCACCATTGTGAGTTTCGGAACCATCAATGGTATATGTAGCAGACTGAGATGCCGTAACACTATAGCCCTGAAAACCTATATTCTCAGAAATAAGTTCTGGGGTATATGTTATGCGAACACCATCTCCGTTGCTATCGTTTAGGTCGTAGCCATCAATATAGTTTCCATAAATCAAGCGCCTCCCAATAACACTCTGAGCCTTAGCTCTCCTTGGAACATTGTCAAAAAGACGAAGTATCTCACTACTTGGTAGAGTAGTGAAAATCTTGCTATTCTTAAAAACTACAGTTTCAGTAGTGTTGTCCGACCACCCTTCTTTTGCCTTGTCGTATTTATCAATAACGTTAATAACGTTAGAATCGGCCAACTTGAAACAAACATCAATACCAACAACATTTTCATCGCCAGTGTCAAAAGACACAAAGGCAGTGTTATGGGTATTGAGCATACCGTCATTAAGCATAGTGGCCGGATTTAACCTAAAAGGACCCGGCTGAAAAGCTATCTCGGTGAACTGAGAAAGAGCACTGTACTCACCATCTAAATATTTATAGCGGTACGCAAATGCAATTGGCTTACTCTCAAGATAACTCTCATCACCAGACGTAGTGGCCAGAGTTACACTAGGAGCGCTAGATGGCGGAGCAACAATTACACTGATATCATCCTCTGTAAGGTTGTCAGAAATAGCAACCAATGGAGCACCAGATGAAGTAGGAAATTCGTAAGACCTATTGATGTTAATTTTCCTAGGCGGATTAAGACCATCAGTCCAAAACAACAAATCCTCAACCAAAGACACTTGATTGATAAGCCAACTCTGACTGAAATTCAGCGTCTCAATAGAAACAACGTGATACTTAAGCTCACTAGTTCTCATATTTTGAGACACCACCATATCAACCCTGTCCGTATCGGAGTGGGTGTTTGCTTGGTCCGTAACAAACCAATAGATAGTCTCCCTCGCAGAATCAGCAAAAGAACCAATACAGGTAGCCGACGAGCTAAGTGGGAAATCCAAAAAGCTCAGCGTGCTGAGCTTAGTATTCCCAAGTGAGTTCTCAATGGTGCCAGCCTCAGACCCTTCAGTCGAGTTAACGCGAATATTCAGGGCATTAACATACTCACCCTTTGGAATAAGACGCTCATCAGCAGTCTTATTCATTCGACCACGAGAAAATACGTTACTGAATTTGGGCATTACTTAAGCCATTTGTGCTGACCACGCAGAGCCATTAAAAGCCTCCTTGGGTTTATGTTGCTCATACGTATCCTAGCATTTCGCAACAAAGCCCTCTTCTTTCTTCGAGCCCTATCTACAATATACTCTTGAACACCAAGCTTGCTATCCAGTATTTCGTATCGTATGTGAGCATAAATGTAGTCCTCAAACATTTTATTGACACGAATCACACTATTGTCACCACCCTGCATACCATCCGAAACGTATTCAAGTATCACCAACTCTTCAGCAACATCAGAACTGAAGTTGATGACACCAGCGGATTTGTCAATCCTAAACGTTGGATTAGCGTTGGCAGTTTCCGTTTCTAGGCCATACCTACCGCCAATGGGAAGGTCAAAATACCAACACCCGTCTATGCAGTAACCATCAAATCCATTGTAGGGATGACCCTCATTAATATACTCACTCTTCAACGAACCGTCCAACCTATCCAAGTCGATTTTGGAGAACTCTGGCTCAAGAACATTACCATCCCCATCAAACAATATCTTGCAGTCATTGCTTTGTAGATAAGCCCTAGCTCCATTAAGCTTTCGATTCTCATTCAAAGGATAAAGAACTCCATTCTTATACATAGATATCCTAACCCAATTCACATAATCAGGAGGAAGTATGAATCTCAAATTGTCACAAACCTTAAGCTCAAGAGTCTTGATTTCATTGAAAGCATCATAGTTCAACTCCTGAACTGCTCGCTTTGCGTGAAACAAAACCTTGTATCGCTCTTCATTGTTTACAAGAGAGTGGTTCCCAGTATGCATCAACATAAAGTTGTTGACTATATCCATCAGGGAAACATACTGATAAGAGCCCCAGTTAGTTTCTTCTGGAGCCACCGCAGACGACGCAACCTCAGCATCGTAATACTGAAAGTCAGTAAGGTATGCCATTACTGATTGGTTTGTTGTTGAGCCGTTGTCGCGGCTATGACCTCTGGCTCCCTTATGGAAAGACCTGCCATATTCAGTATGCGAACAACAAGCTTTGGTTCATCATCAAGCGGGAGCTCAAAGTCTTGATAATCTCCAGCACTGGGATTAAAGATGGGCTCACCGCCAGACAAAGAGGCGTAAGTCCACTTTGGATTTACGGGGAACCTTATGTATTCAGCTTTTAACTTGTTTGAACCTGCAATACTAGATGGATACAAGTAAAGCGAATTACCAGACAAGGTGTAAGCTGGAAACTCAGCAGATGGGGCCGTTAGATTGGAACTGTTAAGTGCCGTAATGTTTGAATTTGAAACCTTTTCTACCTCCCTGTTATAATCACTGGTATACCAAACACCCACAGTACCGGGGGTTGGAATATACCTGACAGAATTCAACAAGTATACATTGTTTGGTAGAGTATAAACGTTATCAACAACATACGTCAATGTATAATCTGGCACAGAGAAAACCTCAATAGCTTCCTTGAGTTGCTTAGAAATATCAGCATACTCAGTGCCAGACATCCTCTGGTTTTCCGCATTAATGGCCCTGTTTAGAAAGGAAAAGTACTCCGTAAACAAATCCATTTGCGCTTTACGCGCAAAAAGATTGAAGTCTCCGGGAGACAAATACCCATAATTGTGCTTATTCAGAAGAGCCTGAACAGTCTGTCGAACACTATTAATCATACCACATCAAATATACAACAAAGGGGGGCCAATTAGTGGCCCCCCTCTGCAAAGTCCTGAGGTAGCAGGTTATGCAATCGTAACGGAAGTAGCCTGAGTCAGTTCAAAGATAGTCCTAGGACTAGCCTTTGCAGAACCGGCCAAGACCAAAGTCTCGTTGAATGCGTTCAAGGTGGCTTGGGTAGAATCACTGGTAATTTTTACCGAAGCGATATCAAAACCAGCGCCACCATCACCCGTCCGGGTGGTGTAAATAGCAAGAGTCTCGTTGTCTATCTTCTCAATCCAAACAATGGCACTGATAGGAATCAACACATCTGAAACTTTCAAAAACTTACGCATCGTTTATGATTATGGGGCGACAGGAATGTCACTTGCATCTTCAAAAAGACTCACGGCACTAGGAAAAGAAACCGGGAATACTTGTCGTGGATTAGTGTTCTTACCCACAGCCTCTTCGATGGCAGCCCTAATAGCATCCCTCGTAGAGGTAGTAGAAGAGCCATCGGCATCGTGGGTAATGTGAATAGTGGCAGAGGCAGCAGTAGCGATATTCAGCAAAATCTTCGTAGCAGTCGTAAGGTCTTGCCTAACGTTAACAATATGGTCAACGTTAATGTACGCGGTCCTGCCGGGGTCTGCACCAGTAGTGGTGGCTATAGATATGTACTTAGGCATCTTTTTCTTTTTGGGCCTCAAGGAATGTACCCCCATTCATATGACTCTCAAGATACCGAAGAGTATCCAGACCGTCATCAGACTTGAAATATTGAGCCAAGAACTGGAACCTATTCGCACCGTGAGGAATAGAAATCATCCTACGACGATTATCCTTTAGGTTGAAATGGACATCCCTACCGTGATTGCGCGTTGCCAAATACTTCTCCTCGAACATCTTGGCAATCGTAGACTGCAACTCAACATCCGGGTCGTTAGCAATATCCAAGAATCCCTGAGGGTTGCGCTTGGCAAAGACCAAAACATCCCTGCGAATCTCAGCAGTAGTCATCAGGCTGATATCACGACCAATGACGACACGAGCAATCATCTCAAGTTGCTCAAGGCTCAAGTCCTTAGCCAAGCTGAGGGCTTCAACCTCAGCGGTAAGGTGCTCAACCTCTGCAACAGCATCCTTCTCCTTGTCAATCTCGATGAACTTCTTCCCATTGTCTGGGTGAAGTTCCAAGAATCGCTGTAGTACCGGATTCGTAGCTGGAACACGGAGAAATCCATTTTCAAAGATGATGGGCTCCACGATAGCGTGGCTATCCTGCTCATCTTGAAAAGGACTCCTTTGGTTTACAGCATACCTCAATGGCCTATTGCTCTGCTTGTTTGCATCGAAATACAGAAGAGGTCGCCTCTTGGTTGACCTAGACTGAAGGACAAAGGTTAATGGAGCCGCATTACGCTTGAGCTTGTAAGAGCGGTCCTTAAGTTCTGCGTTCTTAACCGACATTAGATTGAAATTTGAAGGGGGTAGGGAGGGCACAGGGCCCTCCCATTTATTCCCTTAGGCGTTGAAAATGAAGAAGTTGTTAGCACCAAGCACGCAAACTGCCCGCTCAGTGAGGAAGTTGACCTCCATAGCATCAAGGTCGCTGTTCGACGCACCACCAGCAGAGCCAGTAATCCACGTCTTGTAACGACGATTCTCAGCCTCGGAAGCACGATAACGAACGTGCAGGAAAGGACGCTTGACGTTCTTGCCCATCACTTGGTCATACACCGTGGTGGTGCCAGCGGGAACCAGAAGACCATCAACCTTGCCGTTAGCAATACCGCCACGCATCGTGGGGTCGTTGAGATACTTCCAGTCAGTCTTGTAGAAGTCATAACCCCTACGGAAACCGCTGAAGCCAAGATTCACAGCCATATCCTCGCTGTTATTGAACAGGCCATACGAAGTGCCACCGGCACCGTAGCTGTTCTGAGCAGCAAGCATATCGTCAATGTCGAACGAGAAGTCCCTGTTCAAGAACAGAACATTCTCCTCAATGGCACCCTGCTTGTCAAGACGCTTGACAATAGTGTCAAACTCGTCCAGCGACTCAGGATGACCACCGCTCCACACGTTACCCTCGTTCTCGACTTCATAGAACACACCCTTCGAGCCATTCACCGAGGCCACGGCACCAGAGCCGGTCTCAGCGGGAACAGCCTCGATAAGAGAGGTCTCCATATAGTCCTCAAAACGAAGACGGGTCTCGTGCTCGGACTTCAAATACCACAGATACCCCGTGGCACCATTTTCCGTAGTGACTTCAATCCAGCCAATTTGCGCCATATCGGAGCCATTGACAGCATACTTGTCCTTCAGGATAATGGGGTTGTTCTCCTTGATATCCGGCTCAGCCTCAAGACTACCAACCATACCGTTGGTGCCCTTGCCAAACTCAGAACCATAAATGAACACAGTCAGAGTATCGGAACTACCAAAGGTCTGTCCACCAGCTTCATAATAGGCTACAGTGAAATCAGCGCCACTAACAGCGGTAACCAAAGCCTTGTTGTAGTTGCCACTAGTAGCATCATTGTCCGAAATCATCACCGTCTGGCCAACGCGGATAGCCATAACACCGCCATCGGTAATGGTATCGCTAACCGTAATGGTAGCGGTAGCAGCAGCAGCGGCGCTATCACTAGCGCAGTTGGTGTAGATGATGTGCAGACGACCCTGCTCAGACCACTTAATAAGGTCCGAAGTGGAGGGGATTTCTGCACTGACCATACGAAGGAAAGATGCAACGCTACGATTACCATAACGCTCAAACTCCCGCTCGTAAATATCAGGCAGATATTGGTTAAGAAAATCAAAGTCGGAACTACCAAGATAGTTGGTAGCGGTAGCGACTTTAGTTGGGGCCGGAGTTAGACTCAGGCCGCTTGCACTAAGAGAACCAGCCATAGTTCTTTATGTTGTTGTGTTTACGTTTTGGTTTGACGAATCTTGAGCCCATTGCCAGACTCAGGATTCACTGCTTGAATGCGTAGGCCCCCTTTGGTTTTGATGACCTGAGGAGAGGTGCGCTCCAAATCCAAGTTCTTGGAATCTTTGGAAAGCTTCTCCGCCATATCGGCCTTGCCTTGCTCGTAAAAGAACTTAGCCACCTTAACCGGGTCCATAGCAGCCGCCAAGGCACGGTGATAACCCACACTATCCTTAATGAGACCATTCTCATCAAGGAACTTGTTGATGAAATTCATCGGAGTTTCGTGAGCTTGCTTAAGCTTAGCGGCATCATCAGGCTTGTAAACAAACGAAGTATCATCATCTAGCTTGAACTCAAAACCTTTGAATTCATCACTAAACAACTCATCCATTCGCTGCTTGAAATACTCTGCCCTCTTACGCCCTTCAGCCTCAGCAGTCTCCGCTTCCTTGACTAGTTGACGATAGCGCTGGTACTCTTCATCATCTTCATTAGAAAGGGACTGGCTTGACTCAAGCGGCACCTTATACTTCTCCTGAAGGTTGGTGAAGTGCTCCTTTGCTTTCGCTAACGTTTGCTTAAATGCCAACTTACGTTGGCGAACTACCTTGTCATCGTCATCCTCTTCGTCGAATCCAAAGGATTCATCGTAAAGAATTTCGATATCTTCATCATCAAGCCCCTTGTTGGTTTCTTTCAAGTAAGAACGAACCAAACTTTCGGGGCTCTCATTGTCAAAGTCTTTATTGACGAAAAGAAATTCGCTAATACTA